AAATCCAAAATTGAATGTCTGATAATGTATATCTTGGGAATCCTAATCTCAAGAGAGCGAATGTCCAAATCGAGTTTACGCCGGAGCAGATTCAAGAGTATGCTCGATGTATGGAAGACCCGGCTTACTTCATCGAAAACTATATCAAGATAGTAAGTATTGATGAAGGACTTGTACCATTTGACCTCTATCCTTTTCAAAGAGACATGGTACAAACCTTTCATACCAATCGTTTCTCCATCTGCAAACTTCCAAGACAGTCTGGTAAATCCACAACAATTATTGCATATCTGCTGCATTATTGTCTGTTCAATTCTTCTGTAAATGTCGCCATTTTAGCGAATAAGGCGGCTGTTGCAAGGGATCTCTTAGGAAGGCTACAACTCGCATACGAGCATCTACCTAAGTGGTTGCAACAAGGGGTTATGACTTGGAACAAGGGATCTCTTGAACTTGAGAATGGTTCCAAGATTCTCGCAAGTGCAACTTCTTCTAGTGCTGTTCGAGGTGGTTCCTACAACATCATTTTTCTTGATGAGTTTGCCTATGTACCCAATAACATAGCCGAACAGTTCTTCAGTTCAGTCTATCCTACAATTTCCTCTGGTAAAACATCCAAGGTGATGATGGTAAGTACACCACATGGAATGAATATGTTTTACAAAATTTGGAATGATGCAGAAAATGGCAGAAACTCTTATGTTCCTATTGAGGTACATTGGAGTGAGGTTCCTGGCCGAGATGAGAAGTGGAAAGCAGAAACAATCAAGAACACAAGTGAACAACAGTTCAACGTAGAATTTGAATGTGAGTTCCTTGGGTCTGTTAATACACTTATTGCACCAGCAAAACTTAGAACACTTTCCCATAACAATCCTGCACAGGACAATGCAGGACTTAGAGTCTACGAAAATCCCAATCCTGAATCTGCATACGTTCTAGTTGCTGATGTATCCAGAGGTATCGCAAGTGATTACTCTGCATTTGTGGTGATGGATGTCTCAGAGGTTCCTTATAAACAGGTTGCTGTTTACAGAGACAATGAGATCAAACCTATGAACTTTCCTCAGATCATACACAAGGTTGCAACTGCATATAATCTTGCATACGTAATGATTGAGATCAATGATATTGGAGCTCAGGTTGCAGATGCATTACAGTTTGATTTAGAATATGATAACCTTATCATGACCACTATGCATGGTAGAAATGGTCAAATGGCTGGTGGAGGATTTTCTGGTAAGAAAGCACAGTTAGGTGTAAGAACAACCAAGGCACTCAAGAAGGTTGGATGTTCTAACTTCAAAACTATGATGGAAGCAGATAAAATTTTAATTCAAGATTTTAATACTATCGTAGAGTTGACCACATTTGTATCTAAGGGACAATCTTATGAAGCAGATGATGGAGCAACTGATGACTTAGTGATGTGTATGGTCTTATTCAGTTGGTTATCAGATCAAACTTATTTCAAAGAATTGACTAATATGGATATTCGTCAACAACTCTGGAAAGAGAAGGAGGATCTTGTAGATCAAGATATGGCTCCTTTTGGTTTTGTCTTAGATGGAGTGAATGATGAATATGGAGAAAAAATTGGTGAAACTATCGATGAGTATGGTTCTAGATTTTCTCCTGTAGTACAATCCCATCGTGAGTGGTTAGAGGATTGGTGATAACTCAATATCATTCTCTAATTTACTTCTACAATTCATACACACAACCTTATTCTTCCTAATCTTTTCCAGTATAGGCTCTCTGAGTTTTTCTCTGAGTCCCTTTGATCTTGAAATGATTCGGATCTCTTTGTTGTCAGGGTAGAAGACCAAGGCACACGTTTCTGATTCCCCACAGTGTACACACGACTTGTCGGCCAAGTATTCGTTAATCCATATATCACGTTTTCTCCTTGCTTTTTTTACTCCCTCTTTGATTGTATCTTTATACTTCTCGTAATGGGTCATAATAACATATTTATGTTATAAAAACCTCTCTGAAGAACCTCAAATGTCTAAATATAGGAGATAACACTTCTAATTTAAGGAGATGGAATGGCGTTTCAAGTTTCGCCTGGTGTACAGGTACAAGAAAAAGATTTAACAAACGTAATTCCTGCTGTCGCAACATCCATTGCTGGTATCGTCATGGCCGCACAAAAGGGGCCGGTCGGTGAAATCACTGCAATTGCATCCGAAGAAGAACTTGTTTCTGTCTTTGGACAACCACAATCTGATAGTAATCAGTTTGAAGATTGGTTTTGTGCTGCTAACTATTTGGGTTACAGTAATGCATTGAGAGTGGTAAGAGCAGAGAGTGGACTAAAGAATGCTTGCGAAGCTGGAAAAACAGCGATTTTGATTAAATCAACTGACGATTATACTAATAATTATAGAACAGGGCAAGCAGATACAGGACTCTATAATGCTAGAACTGCTGGAGCATGGGGAAATAGTTTAAAGATTTCCGTATGTCCAACTGCTGCTGAGTTTGAACAAACATTTGCTGGTGGTGAAGATACCACTGGTGTAGTAGAAACTGCATTGAATGGTGGAGCCACATCATTCGTTGCAGATAATAGTGGTGGTACAGGATACAATGTTGGTGACATTATCAACTTTGGAGAATCTGATGGTGGAGAATATAAGGTAACAAATATTGCTTCACACACTATAACTTTTGAAAGATTTGGATCTGCAAATACCGAAGGTGGTATTCGTACTCCAGGCACAGGAGTTATTGCAGACAATCAAAATGTCCGTAGACGATGGGAATTTTATGATCTATTCACATCAGCTCCAGGCACATCCGATTATGTAAAAGATCGTTCTGGTGTCAATACTGCTGATGAGATGCACATCGTTGTCATTGACGAAGATGGAGCAATCACAGGAGCTCCTGGCACAGTTTTGGAAACCTTTGAGGGACTTTCCAAATTGTCTGATGCAAAGAAAGCAGACGGAAGTACAAACTACTATCGTGATGTTCTATACAATCAGTCCCAATACATTTACAACATGGATCATGTTGCTGGTAATGCTGGAACTGGTTATGGTGGTACTGTTCTTGCTCAGGGTACAACTATCTTTGGTGCAAGTGGAGCAGAGACTATTCACAATGTAAGTTTGGTAAATGGCGCTGATGACTATGCAATCACATCGGGAGAAAAGAAGTCTGGATTTGATCTTATGAAAGATACAGAGACAGTTGAAATTACTCTTCTGATGAATGGTAAAGAAATTGATGGAACAAACGGAACAGATGCTATCAATGCGATTGATATGGCAACTGATCGAAAAGATACAGTTGCATTTGTTTCACCACCATCAAGTGCTGTTGTTGGAGTTACAAGTGAAGTGACCCAAACAGCAAATGTCAAAACATTCATGGACAAGATGCCTTCTAGTTCATACGGATTTCTTGACAGTGGATACAAGTATATGTACGACAAGTACAATGACTCTTATCGATTCGTTCCTTTGAACGGAGATATGGCTGGTCTTTGTGCTAGGACAGATCTTGTTGCAGATTCATGGTTCAGTCCAGGCGGATTCAATCGTGGTCAAGTGAGGGGTGCAGTTAAACTTGCATACAATCCTCAGAAAGCAAACAGAGACATTCTTTATAAAGCAAGAGTGAATCCAGTTTGTTCTTTTCCAGGCCAAGGTACAGTTCTGTTTGGAGACAAAACTGCTCAGTCGAAACCAAGTGCATTTGATAGAATCAATGTACGAAGATTGTTCATTACTCTTGAGAAAGCAATCTCGACTGCTGCTAAATTTCAGTTGTTTGAATTCAACGATGAGTTTACACGTGCTGGGTTCCGAAATCAAGTTGAACCTTTCTTGCGTGATGTACAGGGTCGAAGGGGTGTTACAGACTTCTTAGTAGTTTGTGACTCAACCAACAACCCAGGCTCGGTTGTTGATCGTAACGAGTTTGTCGCTGATATCTTTATCAAACCTGCTCGGTCTATTAACTTCATTTCTCTGAATTTCATCGCCACGAAAACTGGTGTTGCGTTCAGTGAAGTAGTAGGAGCGTAAGGAGATAACTATGGCAAACATAAACGATTTTAAAGCAGTACTCGCAGGAGGTGGTGCTCGTGCGAATCAATTTCAAGTTACCATGCCTTTTCCAGGCTATGCAGCCCAAGGGGGAGAGACAAGAGTTATGTCTTTTCTTTGTCGGTCAACCAATCTGCCTGGTCAGACATTAGGTGAAGTTGCAGTCCCATTCAGAGGCCGTCAATTGTATATTGCAGGAGACAGGACTTTTGAAACATGGACAACCACTTTAATGAATGACACTGATTTCTTACTCCGTAATGCTATGGAGCGATGGATGAATGGAATCAATGCTCTTTCGGATAATAGTGGACTAGAAAATCCTTCCGATTACCAAGTTGATGCATTTGTAGATCAACTGGATCGTGCTGGATCAGTTATCAAATCCTATACCTTCAGAGGATTATTCCCATTGACAATAGCAAATATCGATTTGGGATACGATACCAATGATGCTGTAGAGGAATTTGAAGTAACATATCGCTATCAGTTCTTTGAATCAAATACTACCAGTTAATAATCCGTATAAATATTTACTACGTGAATAAATACGGAGCATTATGGCACAGTTATTTGGTTTTCAAATTACTAGAGCTTCAAAGGATAAGGGAGAACAACTACCAAGTTTCGTTCTCCCTGAACCTGATGACGGAGCAACTACCTCTGCTGGATTCTACAGCGAATATCTAGATCTAGACGGAACAGCTAAGAACGAATATGAACTTATTCGTAGATATCGAAGTACGTCTGAACATCCCGAATGTGATTTTGCAATTGAAGATATAGTGAATGAAGGAGTATGTCTGGAGTCTGGTCGGGACAGTGTTAGTATCGTTACAGATGATCTACCATATTCTAGTAAAATAAGAACAAGAGTTCGTCAAGAGTTTCAACATATTCTCCGCCTCCTAGATTTCAATAATAAAGCACACGATATTTTTAGAAGATGGTATATTGATGGAAGAATACATTATCATAAAATCATAGACGAAAATGACGTAAAAAAAGGAATACAAGAATTACGATATATTGACGGCCTAAAAATCAAGAGAGTTAAAAAAATTGATAAGGCTGTAAGCAATAAAGGTACACCACACATGAAAGTAATTGAAGATTATTTTCATTACAATGATAAAGGAATGCATCAAGCACAAGGAAGCGGAGGATTCAAAATTACAAAAGACTCTGTAGCATTCTGTCCTTCAGGATTACATGATCCAAATCGGAACATGATCATATCCTACCTTCACAAAGCAATCAAACCAGTAAACCAACTCAGAATGATTGAAGATTCGGTAGTCATCTATCGTATCTCAAGAGCTCCTGAAAGAAGGATTTTTTATATTGATGTTGGTAATCTTCCAAAAATTAAAGCAGAACAGTATCTCAAAGATGTCATGAATCGATATCGAAACAAACTAGTTTACAATAGTCAAACTGGTGAGATTCGTGATGATAGACAACAGATGAGTATGCTAGAAGACTTCTGGCTTCCAAGGAGAGAGGGTGGAAGAGGAACAGAAATTACAACTTTGCCTGGTGGACAAAACCTTGGGGAGATCGAAGATATTGTATACTTTCAGAGAAAACTTTACAGATCACTCAATATTCCTGTTTCAAGACTTGAAGCAGAGAATACGTTCAGTATGGGTCGAAGTGCTGAAATTACAAGAGATGAAGTCAAGTTTACCAAGTTCATTCAAAAACTTAGAACTAAATTCAATGTTCTCTTTAATGATGTTCTAAAGACTCAATTAATACTCAAGGGTGTTATTGCAGAAGAAGATTGGCCTTCAATCAGAGATAACATTACTTACAAATATCTAAAAGATGGTCACTATGCGGAGATGAGAGACATGGATCTCTTGCGTGACAGGTTAGATATACTAAATACAATAGAACCTTATATTGGCGAATGGTTCTCTAAAGAATATGTTCAAAGACACGTTTTCCGAATGTCAGATGAGGAAATGAAGAAAATGAGCAAACAAATTGAGGATGAACCACCACCAGCTGGTGCAGAAGAGCCCCCACCAGAGGGAACTCCACCAGAAGAAGAACCACCACCAGAGGAAGTTCCTCAAGGTGAGGAAGAAACTCAAATGATACAAAATGGAGATAGATTATGAGTATACCTAATATGATTGGCGCCCTAATGAATGATAATAAATTAGAGGCCGAAAGTGCATTTAAAGATGTCATTTCTCACAAAGTTGGAAGTGCCTTGGATCTAAAGAGAGTGCAAGTTGCAAACTCTTTGGTTCAACAGCACGTTTCTACAGACGATGTTGAGGTTGATGGTGAAGAAGTTTAGTGAGTTTCATCAATTTTTAGAGAAGGATGAACACAAGAAATCTGCCGAGTATAAAAAACTTACTCCTAAAATGAAGAAGGCAGTTGACGATGTGTTTTCCACTTTAGAATCCAATCCAAGTAATTTTATGTCTTCATTTGAGAAGACAGTCAAAAAAATTGCAAAAAAATATGGAGTCAAGGATTCAGATATAATGAGTTATTTCGACAAAGAAATGCTTACAATAGTATAACGAGGCCAGAATGAAAATTAAAGGAACTGCTGCTGCATTATCCAACACAACACAATTTAAAACATCAACTGCTGTTTGGGTTGCAAACACCGATGCTACCACAAACAAAACAGTAACTCTCCGTAATACGGATGACGATGCTAATTTGGGTACATTGGTTGTTCCAGCAGCTAGTGGAGTTATTATTCATTTAAATCTCGGTGAAGGATTGCGTGGCGTCGCCGCACTTATGGCAACTCAAGTAGATGCAGGTTTAAGGTAGATAAATTAGGAGAAACAAATGGCTACAACAATCACAAATCGCATCGGCGTAAGTACAATCCAAGGCGATACTACCAATGATGCTATCTCTTTTGCAAATCTGAAACACGCAGATGAGGCTACACCAGTTGCTGCTAAGATAGTTGAAATTTTTTGGCAAACAGCAGGAACAATAACAATTGACAGAGATGGTACTGCTATTCATGCGTTCACAGGAACAGGACACTGGAACTTGGGGGCTGCAGGAACTTGTCTACAAGGAACAAATACAGATGATATTGGAATTACTGTTGCTGGTGGTGATTCTTTTTTTGTTGTAGTTGTTCGTAAAACATACTAAGAGGTAATATGAAATTAATCACAGAAATGTACGATGACTTTGAAATTCTTACTGAAGGCAAAGGTAAGGATATGAAAATCAAAGGGGTTTTTATGCAGGCTGAAACGAAGAATCGTAATGGTCGAGTATATCCTCTTGATGTTCTGCAAAAAGAAGTTGCTCGGTACAATAAAGAATTAGTCGAATCAAAACGTGCATTCGGCGAACTAGGTCATCCAGAAGGACCAACTGTCAATCTGGATAGGGTTTCTCACATGATTGAGGAGCTTGTACCCGAAGGTAAAGATATCATCGGGAAAGCAAAGATTCTTGATACTCCCAATGGGAAGATTGTCAAGGAATTGCTAAATGCAGGTGCAAAACTTGGAGTCTCTAGTAGAGGAATGGGAACACTTGAAAAAAGGGGTCAGACCAATTATGTCAAAGACGATTTCTTTCTTGCTACAGCAGGAGATATCGTTGCTGATCCATCAGCACCAAAGGCGTTTGTGGAAGGAATAATGGAAGGGAAAGAATGGATCTGGGACAATGGGATTCTTAAAGAGTCTGAAGTTGCTAAGATTCATCGTGTCGCTTCCGCAAATAAACAGGCTGAGGCCTTTGAAATGTTTCTTTCAAAACTCTAATTTTATAAATATAATTAACAAATTTACTCAGGAGACTTTATATGT